TCCTTAAACTGTGTAGTTCTTGCCAGCATCTGCGGCTTTTTTATTTGCCCAATAAATAGCACGAATTTCTGCCATTTTCTTTTTTGTTTCATCGGAATGTGTTTTCCCAGTCATTGGTTGAATCTTCCGTTGTTTTCGTGTTTGTGAAAGTTTGACTTTTACTGCATCTGATTTTGCAACATTCTCATCACCAGATTTAAACCCAACACCAACATACTTACCCTCAGCCCATGCTCGTTTATGACCAAGCACAACCTTTTCTTTATGTTTTGGATCATGCAAATGAGATACATCTCGGCTTTTACCTTTAATCCGAAGTTTCTCTTTTACATCTTCACGCCACGATGGATTGTTTTCTTTAAGAAATCTCATCTGCTTTTCAGATATAGGCATACCTACAGTATGGAAAGATCCGCTACCATTTCTTTTATTGTAAGACTGTGTACTCTTTGCCGCATCTAAAGCAGTTAGATATTTAGACTCAAGTTCTCTAATATCTGTTGAGTTGCCAATAACCAATACTTCTCTAGTCCAGCCTGAAGGATTAGAAATAATCAATGGCTTTACTACTTTTGACGAACAAATATATCCATCATCTGGATGGCATCCTTTGGCATAACGACTTCCAACATACCACTTGCTAGTGGCTATTTCAGTCCAACGATAAAGATATGCTTGTGTCATTGTTAAACTGTATAAGATTTTCCAGCTTCTGAACCATACCAGTTTGTGCCATCAGCCGTAAAGATGTACTTATCTAGCTTAGAGGCAGTACTTGTAATGGTAGGTGCAGTTCCACTAGGCCACTTTACAGCACTAGGCCATGTAACAGTACGAGAGCCTGTACCATCTTGTTTAAGCAACATGATGAAGGACTTACCAGCCGTTGCAGTTGGGAATGTAAACGTACAGTTACCAGTCAATGTCAGAATCTGTACTGAACCATTAGCTAAGTCAATGGTGTAGGCTGTAGAAGTGTTGGCTGTAGCAACTTCCTCTGTGTAACCATTGGTGAATGTACCAGCCTCAATGGTCTTGTTTGTCAGAGTCTGTGAATCTGTAGTACCTACAACAGTACCAGAAGGAAATGTAGGAAGTGTTGGTGTACCTGACAAATCATCATAAGCTCCTGTTGTTGCCACTGTAGACAACCCAGTCACTTCAGAAGCTGCAATAGCTCCATCAGCTAATGGATTACCTGCGCTTACAAAGTTTGCTAGTGTTCTTGCTTTAGTCATTTAAACTCTCCAATTCAGTTTGTAGCGTTGTTATCTGTGCAGCCAATGATTCTTTATAGGCTTGCTTAGCAGCAGCTTTGCTTGCTTCAATCTCAGCAATCTTTTCTGCCGACATTGAGACCACCGCTTTAGATGAAACAACTACTTTGCGTTCTGCATCAATAGTCAAAGTTTCTTCGCCATATTCTTCAAACTCGCCAAGCGGTAAAGATTGATTGTCCTCTGGATACCATGCAAAATCTTGAACTCCTAAGGCAGGGTCTGTCCATGAAAGGTCTTGTAAAGAAGATAGCTCAAGACCTAACAAGAATGTAGGTAGAGCTTCTCTTGATGCTGTGTTGTTTTGAACTTTGATCATGTTCAAGCCCTTAACAATTGTAAATTGCCCCTGCATTGTGGAATCGAGTTATTTGTATCTCTTGACCAACCAATGAATGTTCTTTCGCCAACACGAGCAAAAACTGTTGGCCCATATCCTTGATCAGTTGTAGTTGTATTTTCATTTTCTAAAATATTTACACATTTAGTAGTAAGCGCTGTTACATTGGCAGTTGTCGTGGAGCTTGTATATGTGCCAGCAGTCATGTTCGCTACGATTGTCACATAGGATGTGAAATTTCCTGTGCCTGATGCATACACAGGAGCATCTAGTAAAGTATTTCCAGCCGCATTCATTGTCACAAAGTCATTATATTGACTGTCATAGTAACGATCATTCATACTCAATTGAGAATAAGAAATAATATCAATATAAGATGCTGTCGAATTTATTGAAGCATCAGAGTTCGCAGGGACTGTAATCCTATATGTGACTGAACCTGTTGTATCAATATAAAGAATTACAATTGAACTAGGCGTAATCAAAAATGTCGTCATGGTTGACAATGAATTTTGATCTGTTATTCCTCGAGATGCAGTCTTTGAAGTTGTAACAGAGCCTGTTGATGCATTGAATGTTGCATAGGCTTGTTTTAAAGTTGTTCCTGTTGTCAGAATTCCGCAAACAGTAAAAGTATCAACAGCACCAGATACAGGAATTACTAATACTCTTTTATGAATAGTAGAAGTTGAAGTGTGTATTTGTACGATAGGAAATGATCTAACAATATTGAAAGATGAATCTAGTACAAAACCAACAAGCCATTGAGCTGTTCCAGATAAATTTGCATTGCAAACATATAGAACTTGACCACCAGACATCTTGGTCATTGAACACAAACTTGAATTCTCGCCTATAACACCAAGTGTAAAATTCAAATCAATAGAATAGGATGCACCACCTACTGTCAAAGTTCCGCTTTGAGGAATGGCACTACTCTTTGCCGTTGCAAACTGCACTGCTCCACCAGAAACATAGACCCTATAAATATTTAAAGTGTCGTAGAAATATACTGAATCACCATAAGACCAAGAATTTGAATAAAAATAACTACCAATATTGTTCGTATATACACCAGTTAAACTAGCAGTTATACCAGAATCAGAATAAGTGCATCCACCGAAATTAGGTTGATCAACACCATTATTCCAACGATATCTGAAAATAACTGTTCCTCCATTGTCACCTAGGATACGCCCGCCATAAACAGCAGTAACATCGGCAGATGTAGTTCTGAAAGTTACAAAATCACCAACTTTTTGCAACACGATAGGTTGAGCTGCTGTCACCGCCGCCGCCGCAGTCGCTCTTCGTGGCAAGCCGCCTAGTCCATTGCCGACTACTGGCGAGTTCTGCATTCCGTATGGATAAGGCATTGTTCAATCCTCTAATTAAAAGTCTGTGTATTCAGCACGGAAAATAATACCGCTTGCAAGAGCAACTTGAGAACCAACATACAGCTTATCCCCAGCAGCCAAGCGTAGAGGAGTTGTCTCTGTATAAAGAGTGAATGCTGTCTCAGCAATTGCAGTTGTGGTGGCTACAGTAAATGCAGCCATCAACTCAGAATCAATAAGACGCTTAGTTGTACCACCATCTTTACTAATCCACACACACAAAGATGAAGCTGTAACAGTGGCTCGTGGAATAGCCGTAAGGCGTGTAAGAATAGCTCCATCTGAACCAGCAGTTAGAAGCTCGACAGTGTTAGTAGGTGAATCACCTGTGATTGTGCCAGCAGCACCAGTAACAACAGCCGTAGCTGTCTGTGGTGTTTGAGCAAATGGGGCTGTGAATGTTTTAGCCATGATATTTTCCTTTTAGAAGCAAAGAGCAATGGCTTGTGTTTGAGCCAAAGAAGTTGAATTAGCGAATGGAGTAGACGCAGGTAGATTTGTAATGGTGTTGCTATTGTAATCAATAGTTTTGTTAGTCAGTGTCTGAGTATCAGTAGTTCCTACCGCTGTACCTGATGGTGCTGTCTTACCAGCCCAGCTAGTAAGGTCAGCATCATAAGCCTGTACTGTTACACCAATGTCTGTCTGTGCTACAAACTTATTATCAGCAGCAGCTTGTGTGTATGTGTTAGCCACCAAGAAAGCACCATAGGCAACAATGTCTACAATGTCACCTAAGGCAGCACCAGAAGCTAATACAATGTTTGTACCACTAGTAGCTGTGTAGTCTGTACCTGCAGCAAGCTTAGCACCATTCAAATATACATCAACAAAACCTACATCATATGTAATGGTGAATGTTGTCTGTCCTGATGTAGCTGTATATACTTGTCTTTCTGCAGTACCATTAACAGCAGAACCTGTAGCTTTCCACAGAGTACCTGTATACACACGCATCTCATTAGCTGTTGTATCAAAGTACAAAGCGCCTGTGAGCAATGCATTAC